GTATAAGTTCATTATACATATCGATTCGTTTTAGTGCCTTGTGTTTCCAGGCTCGAAGGCTTGCACCTTCTGTTTTGAATTCTTGATAATATAAGTCAGGCGTGCAGACCATGATAACTCCTTGCTCAATCTTACTGCCGTAGACGTAGTCGTGGGCCATTGCGTACATGGCAATCTGTAAGTAATAGTCTTCGATCCATTCTTCTTTTTTCGGACGATTACTTTGTTTGAAGTCAACAATAGTTTCTTTGCCATTGTGTAAGCAAACCAAATCTGTAGAACCCGCGTATAGACCCGGGTAGTGTAGCATGACTTCAGAGCCATAATACTCTTCCACTGGCGCAAGACCAATCTCAATAATTTTGTCGGCCATGGGACGCGCCTCTTGTCCAATCCTTGTAAGATCAACGCACCCAGTCCCCAAGACATAGTGCTCCAGGAATTTGTGCATACATGTCCCCCTATTACTAGAATGGTTTTTGATTCGTTCTGCGTTCTCTTCACCTACTTTAGCCTTCCACTTTTTTATAAAATCTTGATTTTTTGTAGCGCCTAATATCGTAGTAACGCTCGGAAGTCTAGTACCAACTATATCGTAAACCCTGGTCCCTGATCCGGGGTCCGTGAGCTGTTTTCCTCGTATATAGGTGTATTTATTACTTTTTTTTATCATTATTTTCTTTACGTTTTCTATCAATAATCAAAGAAACTAAATCCTTTCCAGATTTTTTTTCAACATCAATAATAGAATCAATTAAATCTTGACGTTCAATCTTATTACGTTTCGATTGTTCGAAACTTTCTTTTAATTCTTCTTCTTCTTTTTTACCAAAAATTTCAAACCAACGTTTCGTATACGTTTTATTAGTGGGTCTAGATTTACCATCGTATTTAAATTTAGATTTCATATGGTCCTTTCTTAACTACAAGTTCATTCTCATTTAGGTATCTTTCATACTCGTCCTGTGGTTCTGGAAACAACGGACTCCATTTAGTTTTACCTTTACTACTTTTATATTTCATTTTATTAAGACTCGATTCTTTTATAAAACCACCATACTCACGACCAGATTTAGACTTACCATAGTTAGGCACGGAAGCATTTGCAAACTGAGGTTTAAGTTTCTTTTTCTTAGCCTGTAATGGTTCTTCTTTTTCAAGAATCTCTCTTATCTTTATATCTTCTTTTGTTTCCATATGCTTTTTTTCTATCACTATATAACATACACCATGACCATGATGTAAGTTTAGTTGAATAATGGTTTACCCACATTAAAAAATTATAAATTATTTTATCAAACATTTCTTTTTTCTCTCTCCATTTCTAAATCAATTAAATTGTCTCCTAAATCCTGGATGTCTGGCTCGTAATGATTTATTACTTTCTCAATATCGTGTAACTTTACAATAGCATGAGGCCATAACTTTTTACAAACATCTAAACAATCTCTAAACGTACAACGCCAACGCCATTGTTTTTTATATCCTTTCGGTACCTTCTTAGGTCTAACTGTACCAACCATTAACGTTTCATGTACAAGTTCTATAACATTTTGATCCGTCATAGCTATCTCCATGTTGATACGCCAACAGTTGTAAGTACCGTTTTTTTTCTTCTCTTTATACTTTTTATACGTAACACAACCCTCACCATCAAACAAACCTGCAATGTAAGCTATATCTAGATGATAATTACTATTCATGAGTCACAGCCCACCTTAAAACAGAAGTGTACGGATTAGGTGACAGATCTTTAGTGCAACTTGCGAGCATTATCTGTAGGATAATCAGCATCGATATAAGACTCCACAACTTCGGACTCATCCACATAAATCTCCCCTTCCGAATCACATGTCTGACACTGCAGTACCACGTGTTCTCTTCCTTCTTCTAATACCGCTTTGACATATCCATTGCCATTGCAATCTGGACATATCGCTGCGTGTACGTTATATTTTTTTGACTTTTCCATTTAGTTTCTTCGCTTTCTCATTTGCAATTGATTCAATGGTTTTACTAATTGATAGTTGTGCATCGGGCAATAATACCTTCGACAAACTTATCAATGTCTTGTATGTTTCATGTGTTAAAGAAACATTTCTATACTTAGTTATATCAGTCATTTGTGACTTCCTTTCATTTAATTGTAATGACTATATAGGATATTAAGGATAAATGTCAATGATAAAAACAGTTTTATTAATGGTTTTATGTAGTGAGCTTGCAGGCAATAGCTGCAAAGTCATACCTACACCTAATGTATTATTTGATGATTATAGTAGTTGTATAGTTTATGGTTATGAATATTCACACAAACTAATGGCAAGTTTTGATCCTGAGTGGACCAACAGCATGAAGGCATACACAAAGTTTTCTTGTGAACAAGATAAAATTATTTAATCTTTTTCAAAAGTTGTTCGTGTACCATGAGCTATTATTTTTCTCACACCAGGTGCTTTTATATTTAATGTTGCATAGGGTGACCAAGATTTTTTAATTAAATTAAGTTCTAATATAAGCTGAGACCATTGCTTCTGACTAATATTACCACTTGTTATTGTTACTTGTTTTTCTTTCATATCCTAAAACTAGGATATTTAGGGAGTGTTGTCAACCTCTACCTTGGCCTTTGTAACGTTGTTTTTTCATCATACGTTTTTCAGATTTATTTTTTGATTTTTTATGGACTCGCCTACGTTTCTTAGGCTTATCACGAGGTGTAAAAAATTTAAAACTTTGTTTAGCCATCTTTCCATTCTTTTACAAACGGTGTAGCACCATCACTAGGTGAAGTCATGACAGGTAAATAACTTATTTTACCATTTATATGTTGATGCAGATCTGAGCCACAGTTCATACATCTAAAAAGTTCTGGTGTAAGTCCTACTAACATAGTTATTTCACTACACGTGGGACAACTACCATTAACAATTTCTGCCTGTATTTTCATTACTTTAGTATAAGCTTTTTTATAGATTTTTCACCTAAATAAATTTCTGTCTCTGCCTCTGATTTTAGGCAATGATACTCTATATGTTTTTTAGATTCACGCATAGCAATTCTTTTACCTTTTAAACAATGAGACATAGACTCTTGTATTCTATGTTCTTTAATCTCACCATTAACAATCATCAACAATGCAATAACAACTTCAGTCATACTGTTTTACCTTTGTTGGGTCCTTGCTTTAATACATATTTTTGTGTACCATGCTTGCCAGTTTCAACTTCTTTTTTTAAATTTTTAGTAAAGTTCATTTGTTTGGCTTTCTTTTCCATGTCTTCCAAGTATTGTACAATTTTTCTAGTGACTCGTTCCATTGGCTCTCACCTTATCTTTTAACTGTTCTACATCAGCTAAAGCTTTTTCTAGTTGTGTTTTAAGAAATTCTATATTAACTTTGTTAGTCATATTTTGTTCTTGATTTTTAATTAGTTTTTCTACATCACCAAACAAAGACTCTATCAACATAAATTGTTCCTGGTCCGTGGGCTTTTGTTCACTCTTCTTTAGTAGATCAGCCTGGAATAATTCTCTTGATGTCTCTAAACTTGTTAGTCTAGATGTCACTTCTGTATACGCAAACACACCCATAGCAACCGCTACGACTATACCAATCATATTTTTCATTGGCATGCTTACAGATGTATTTTCACTAATCTTCATTTTTAGGTTTTGGTAAAGGCAGTATATAGTCTTTTGGTGGGATTTTCAATTTGCTTTTACTAGGTCCTATAAGCTTATCATTCATTAATTTAAGGTCTGGGTTCTCTTTTTTGTAGCCATCCTTCATATCATCCCACAAACTTTGAGAATCACCAGGTCTAGTGTTATCTCTTGTAGGAGTAATCCCTCTACATTTCATAACTAACAATCTAAAGTTTTCATTCTGTGCAAGACTAGGGTTATTATTAACTCGACCACACATCTTCATCAATTCTAATTGTTGTTTTAATTTTACGTTTTCATTTATAGTTTTACAATCTACACCTAAATATTTTCTGTATGTGAAACTTAATCTATAATTATCATCGTCATTACGATAATTATTGTTGTCATTGTAATGACTGTATTTACCATTTCTATCTTCAGCTTCTACTCTAGTTTCAAAATCTCCACACCTTGCACCATACTCGTTAAGATATTCGTTTCTAGGATACGCAGGATCTACAAACAAAGCTAACATTGTAAGAGCTAAAATAAGTATTGCTGTAAATCTGTAATCCATCTTGAGACACTCCATACATTACCTGTTTAAATCCTTAATGTCGTAGCTGTGTTCTCTAACTTGATCAGCTAATTGTCTGTATAAATTTTCTGCCATCTGCCAAGTAGATTCTGCAGAAGTTAGTCTTGTGTTTTGATCTGTAATTTTATCTTCAGCAACTTTTAAATCTCTTTTAAGATCTATAATTTCTGATTGATTTGCGTTGATGGTATCTGTTAGATTAACAACGTACTTAACGCCAGTGAACGTCCCGAACAGCACAGATGCTATAACCGGTACTAATACAAAATTCTTTTTGAATAGTTCTGCAATGTTCATAGTTTAAATTCCTCATTTTTTTTCCTCAATTTCATAAAAGAAATTATCGGTGTCTTCAGTCTTCCATGCTCCGGTGTCCTCTACATTCCATTCTGAAGTTTGTACTTTCCAGTCAGGAATATTGTCCTTCACAGTAAATGAAGGTAGATCCCAGATACATCTGTTGTTAGGTTGTGCTGCATAATTTCCGTTGTTTAACGCAATTATGTGAGCGCACTTATGTTCGTGCGGTATCTCTGAATGATCAGAATTTAGTATATTAGCATCTGGATGGCCCCAGTCAACGGTAAATAAATACTTACCATGATACCATTTTTTGTCTTTACCAATGTATTTGCCGGATGCGGCTGTTAAAATATCCCAACTAGTAATAGCAGGGTAATAAGAAAAACTATTCCACAGTTCCAGTTCATCAAGTCTTTGGGTTGGAACAGACTCGGGTTCATAACCACGTTGAATAAAAGCCGATATGGGGACACGATAAAAGACAGCACCGTTTTCCATGATGGCATGGAAGAGAATAGCCCTGCCGGTAAGAGATGTGATGCCGAAGATAATACAGTCTTCAACTTCGCCTTTATGTTTTTTAAGGTCATATAAATACTCCTTTTTTATTTGCGCGTATTGTATAGGAATATTTGCGTTTAAGTAAGCCATAATTTTATTTTATTTGGCCCCAATTAGGACCTGATTCGTAATCCACTTTGTTAGGTACTTCTAAGTCAACAGCAGATTCCATAATCTGTTTTATTTTTTCTGCATGTGCAGGGTCTTCAACAGATATATCAAGTTCATCATGTACTTGTATATGTGGTACAATACCTTCTTTGTGTAATTCTATCATTGCTTTTTTTGTCATGTCAGCTGCTGATCCTTGTATCAATTTGTTTAATGCTTTGTATGTAAACGCACGTTTAATTCCTGGTCCGTGTTCCAAGAGCGCTTGATCGTGTGGCAATGACTTGTGTATTCCAAACTGGTTCGGTTCCCATAGATGAAACCTACACAGTCTACCCAGCAGTGTTCTAATCTTACCGGACTCTTGCGCACGGCTCATTACATTGTCCATTAGTTGTTTAACAAATGGTACTCTGTTGTGGTATTGTCTAAACAAACTATCAGATACATCCTTAGATACGCCGAGTTCTGCTTGTAGTTTATTCTTACCCATACCATAGAACAGGCCAAGATTTATGGTCTTAGCCTGCGATCTAGGTATCTCTGCCATATCAGCAACGATCGTGTGAAAGTCCGCATCGCCTTCGCGATACGCGTCCAATACATCGTCCACTCCATAGAGATTCTGTAAAGCTGCATAATGCACTACCAACCTAGGTTCTTGCTGTGAATAGTCAAAACAACCCCATGTATGGCCCTCCTCGGGCACAAATAACGCCCTGATCCGTGGTCCAAGGTCTTTGTTTCTAGCTGGTATTTGCTGTAAATTTGGGTTTGAGTACGAGAATCTACCGGTCACAGTTCCGCCATTATCTGATCTTAATTGGTTAATATCAGCATGTATTCTACCCTTGTGTGAATGTTTCAGTATGGTATCTATAAACGTGGTATGGGCCTTGTTTATTTCCCTGGCCTGGGCGATTCGTTTCACCAGTGGGTGGGGGTGATTCTGTAAAAAATTTTTAGTAAAGGAAGGTGCAGATGTTTTCTCAGTTCTATCATAGTCTAGTTTTAGTTTATCAAAAACTTGTGCGATCGATCGTGCAGCCCATATTTGAGTGTCTATTCCTGTTTCTTTTTTTACTTCTTGGATTAACTTGGCTTCTTGTTGCGATAACTCTTGCTTCATTGTATGAGCTTTTTGAACGTCCACTTTCACGCCAAGAAATTTCATCGCTACCAGACAAGGAAACAATTCAGTCTCTAGATCAAAAATAGATTGTATATCTTGATGTAGTATTTCTTTTTTAAGTTCTTGCCAAAGTTCTAATGTTATCTCTGCATCTTTTTCTGCGTATGCACCTACATAAATGGCAGGTAGTTTATACATTTCTGCCTTGGCGTCAACACCCCAATCTTTTGCAGCTGCATATAAATCACTTTCATTTTTTGTTTTACCGGTGTATCTTTTAGCACAGTTGTTTAAGTCATAGCGCATTTGATTTTCATCAACAAGGGCCGATGCAATCATCGTGTCCACAATACGACCGCTGACACTTAGACTGAGCGCTTTAATCCAACACACGTCATACATGGCGTTGTGAAAAATTTTATCTGCGGGTGTACTTAGTACACCTTGAAACCATTTTAAAACTTTTGCTCGACTCATATTACCACCACCTTCATGAGCAATAGGATAATATCCTGACCATCCTGCAACAGCTACAGCTATACCTACAACATCACCTTTACCAACTACAGAACCTGATCCCATCTTCATGAGGTCTGGATCTTTAGTTTCTAAGTCAATTGCAATTTCATCATACTTAGATAGGTCTGGAAAATTTTCTGGTGGTAGCCATTCGGTTTGTGGTTTAAACAAAGGTATCTGCATGTTATTTTTTCCTTTTCTCGTATATGTGGTTATCTTCTATTGTTTTATTTAATTTGTCTTTGTTACTAAATGCATACAAAGCTGCATCATAATTTTTTGGAAATACTTCCCAGGAAACTATCCTCGGATATATTTCTAATTCAAACATATGGTTGTTAAATTCTATTGTTTTTTTAATTACAGATTTAGCCGGCATCATAATCTCTTTCTAATATCATTTCTAAATAGTGCATTGCTTTTTCTATGTCTTCTGCTTTTCCTTTTGACTGGTGTCTGCAAATATATTTTATAGCATTGCCTTCTGCAAAAAGTAATTTGTTTTCGTTTATAAATTCCGCAGGTTGTATCTTCATATCGCGATAATGTTTCCCGCCTATCTGGTCTTCTAGAGAATTGTAGTGTGATTTTTTAAACATGTCTTTGTTTGTCATAGTAAATATCCTTTTTCATATTTTTTTGGTTCTATTATGTGTAAGTTTTCTTTTGTTCGTGTTGCACCTACATAAAATAATCTATTCTCGTCATCTGGATTTTTTTCATAACTTCGCATAGTATTTTCTGTAAGATCTGTTAGCAGTACAACGTTAGTTGCTTCACCACCCTTAGCTGCATGTATGGTAGATAATTCTATTCTAGGTTTTTCGTTTAGTTTTTCGCCATTCTTTCTCATCTTA